CACCGGCCGGGTCGCCGACACCGAAATCGGCCGCTCGAAGATCCAGATGAAGGTGAAGTCCCTGATGAACCTGCTCGCGATCCAGCAGATGCCGCGCCGGCTCTACCAGGCGGCCTGCACCCATGCCTTCGGCGATGCGATGTGCGGCTTCGACCGCACCAGCCTGGCGCAGACCGCCGCGGCGCTGACCGGCTCGACCCAATCGGAGATCCACACCGCCCTCAGCCCGAGCCCCGCCACCTTGTTCGACCAGGGCACGATGATCGGGCTCACCGGCCAGAACACCGGTCTGACCCGCACCATCCGCCAGATGATCTCGGGCGTCGCCTACCAGTTGCAGGCTTGGCTCTACCCGGTGTCGGTCGGCGACACCTTCCAGTTCCTGCCCGGCTGCGACCACACCACCGCCACCTGCCACGACACCTTCAACAACCTCGCCCATTACGGCGGCTTCCCCTACATCCCGCCGCCCGAGACCGCGGTGTAGGGCAGCCTTCACCGCCTTTGCAAAAGACTGCGTCCCGGCCCAAGCCGGGACCCACTCCTCAGCCGTCTCGGAAGCGGCTCGGTGGATCCCTGCTTTCGCCGGGAAGCCGATTTAAGGATGCACGAAACGATGAGCCCAATCGGCTGCGCAGCAGCCATCAGATCTCACCACGGAGAGACGCAGGGGAATGAAGGAACGCCGGCATCTCGCCCGCATGCGGGCCGGAGGCCCGCGGTCCAGACCAACGATCTCCGTGCTCTCCGTGCCTCCGTGGTCAAAGAAGCCACGAGCTGGATCGGCACCCCGTTCCACCATGCCGCCCGCGTCAAAGGCGCCGGCGTCGATTGCCTGATGCTGTTGGCCGAGGTGTATCAGCACGCCGGGATCGTCGCGCCGATCGAGCCGCCCTTCTACGTCCCTGACTGGCATCTGCACCGCGACGCCGAGCGCTACCTCGAAGGCCTGACCCCTTACGCCGGCGAAATCACAGGCCCGCCGCTATCCGGAGACATCGCGCTGTTCCGTTTCGGCCGCACCTTTTCGCATGGCGCGATCGTCACCCAATGGCCGCGTCTGATCCACGCCTATTGGAACATCGGTGTCGTGCGCGGCGACGCCACCCTCTACCCGCTCGCCGGCCGCCCGGTGAAGTTCTTCACACCTTTCACTCAGAAATAACCCCGTGGCCGGGTTTGTCCCGGCCACCCACGTCTTCCCTGGTTGGCGCTGAGCCATTTCAAGCCGTGGATGCCTGGGCCAAGGCCGGGCACGGGGATAACTGACCACCCTCCGCGTCCTCTGTGCCTCCGTGGTGAATTTTTCTGGTGAAACATGCGCCATCTTCGCGCGCGCAGCGCGCAACAAAGCTTTACCGCAGAGGACGCTGGGGATGCGCGGGGGTACGCAATGGCGGATCAACCGCACCATCGCCGTCGCGTCCTCTGCGAAGCCTCTGCGTCCTCTGCGGTGAGGTGTTTGTTTTTTCGACTCACCGTCTCACCGTCTCATTGTGAAGTGAACCCATGAGCGATCTTCCCGGCGGCAAGGGCGGCGGGCCGAGCCCGTTCGTCAACGCCTTCGACCACCCGCAATTGAATTCGCTGCGCTACAACACCAGCGAGGCCGGCAGCCCGCTCCATCTGTGCTACGGGACCCAGCGCGTCACCGTCAACCTGATCGAATTCTGGGGTTTCTCCGGCAGTTCCGGCGGCAAGGGCGGCAAGGGGCTCGGCTCCTCCGGCGGCAAGAAGGGCTCGAACCAGCAATATTCGGTCGATGTCGCCTTCGGCATCTGCCAGGGCCCGATTGCCTTCAGCGTCAGCGACGGCGGCGGCGCGCTCAGGATCTGGTCGAATGGCGGGGTCGCCACCGGCCTCGCCACGGTCGGCCTCAACGGCTATGTCGGCAGTGACGGCCAGAGCCCCGACCCCGTCTTCACTTCGAGCGACACCAACCAGCCAGTGATCGGCTATTCCGGCACCGCCTATGTCACCGGCACGCCGTTGCAATTGGGCTCGTCGCCGGCCTTGCCCAACCTCTCCTTCGAGATCTACGGCATCCTGGCCGGCACCGCCGGTCCGAGCTTTCTGCGTGACGCGCGCCCCGACCAGATCGTCATCGATCTGTTGACCAACCCGCGCTATGGCGCCGGTTTCCCCGCCGGCAATCTCGACAGCGGCGGCAGCCTCGCCGATTGGGGCGATTACTGCCAAGCGGCGCAGCTCGGGATGTCATTGCTGCTCGATAAGCAGCAGCCGGCGGCGCGCTGGCTCGAGGAGATCGCCCAGCTGACCGTGTCGGCCGTGGTGTGGTCGGGCAACGCGCTGAAGATCATCCCCTATGGCGACCAGGCCCTGAGCAACAACGGCGCCTCGTGGACCCCAAACCTGATCTGGCAGTACAGCCTCGGCGACGGCGACTTCCTGCGCTGGCAGGAAGGCGGTAACAATGCCAGCGACCCGGTGATCCTGACCCGCAGCGACCCGGCGCAGGCGACCAATTGGCTCAGTCTCGAATACATGGACACGACCAACAACTTCAACCCGCAGATCGTGCCGGTGTTCGACCAGGGCTTGATCGACCGCTACGGCATCAGGAGCGAACCGTCGGTCCAGGCGCATGAATTCACCGACGCGATCAGCGCCACCGTCGCCGCGCAACTCTTGCTGCAGCGCAAGGCCTATGTGCGCAACACCTACAAGTTCAAGCTCGGCTGGAGATATGTCCTGTTGGAACCGATGGATATCGTTCTGCTGACCGACGCGACCTTGGGCCTCACCGGCGCGGCCGTGCGCATCACCGCGATCGAGGAGGACGACAACGGCGAACTCACCGTCACCGCCGAAGAAATCCCGGGAGTAACTCCGTGATTTTCCACAATGAGCCGGTGAGGCGGTGAGCGATCTTCGCGCGGCGGAGCCGCGCCGTAAAACCACAGCCGTTAAGAGAAATCGTCGTCCCGGCGAAAGTCGGGACCCACCAAGCCGCTTCCCGAGGCACTGAAAAGTGGGTCCCGGCTTTCGCCGGGACGACGGGAAAGAAGCGCCTTCGCGTCCGCGATCGGAACCGGGGCGTACGACGGCGCGTCAGCCACACCGCTGCCATCGCGTCCTCTGCGAAACCTTTGCGTCCTCTGCGTTAAAGCGTTTTTTCTCACTGCCTCACCGTCTCACTGGTGAAATAAATGCCCGGAACGATAACCCCGATCGGCGTCGGCACCGCGCTGCCCTACCCGAAGCAGACCACCGCCGGCCCACCGCTCGACCCGCTCGCAAATCCCGGCGACACCAACCCGCCGGTCATTTTCGAGCCGCCGCCCGGCCTGACCAATGGCGACACCGAGGTGTGGATCATCGCCACCGGCGGCGCCAATTGGGGCGGCTGCCAAATCTGGCTGTCGCTCGACGGCACGACCTATGCCTATGCCGGCACGATCTGCCGCGGCGGCCGCCAGGGCACCTTGACCGCCACACTGCCGAGCCACCCCGATCCCGACACCGCCGACACGCTGTCGGTCGATCTGACCGAGAGCCACGGCCAGCTGCTGTCCGGCACCACCGCCGATGCCGATGCCTTCGTCACCTTGTGCTACTGCGACGGCGAATTGATCTCGTACCAGACCGCGACTCTCACCGCCGCCTACAAATACAATCTCACCTATCTGCGGCGCGGCGTGTACGGCACCCCGATCGGCGCGCATTCCGCCGGCGCCGATTTCGCGCGCTTCGGCCCGAACGACCCGTCCCTGTTCAAATACGTCTACCCGGCGAGCTTTGTCGGCCAGACCATCCACGTCAAACTGCCGGCTTTCAACATCTTCGGCCAGGCCTTGCAGGGGCTCGCCGGACTGACACCGACCGGCTACAGCCTGACCGGCGACGGCGCGGTGCAAGGCCCCGCCTATGTCTCCGGCGCGTGGCCCGGCAGCCCCACCGCCAGCCAGGTCATCGAGCGCTACATCTTCGCGACGCCGGTCACCTTGCCTTCGGGGCTCGCCGGCAGCTACGGCGCCGCCGCCACCGCGGCCACCGCAGCGGCGAGTTTCGCGATCCAGAAAAACGGCGCGGCGGTCGGCACGATGAGCTTCGCCGCCGGGTCCGCCACCGCGAATTTCACGATGGCCGCGGCCACCACCTACGCCGCCGGCGACGTGCTGACCATCGTCCCCCCCGCCACGCCCGACCCGACCCTCGCCAACCTCGCCTGGACCCTCTCCGGCACCCTGTAGCGATCTCTGCGCGCACCAGCGCGCAAAAACCACGCTTCACCGCAGAGGACGCAGAGGTCTCGCAGAGGACGCGATGGCGTTTCAGCCGCCGCGATGCCGTTGCGTCCCTTTGCGAATCCTCGGCGTCCTCTGCGGTGAAGTGTTTCGTAATCGGAACCCTGCGATGTCCGCCGAACACAGTCTGCTGCACCCGCATTTCACCCCCGACATCAACCTGGGGCACCTGGTACAGGCGATCGTCGTCATCGCCACGGTCGGCGGCGGCGTCCTCGGCGGCTATCTGAGCCTGCGCTCGGATCTCGATCTGCAGCGCGCCGAGTTCCGCGTCGCGCTGGCCGGCCACGAGGCGCGGCTCGTCGTCGCCGAGCGCCTGATCGAGGAGCGCCGCACCGAAGACCATCAGTTCCAGGCCGAGATGCGCGCCGCGCTCGAACGCGTCATGCAGGCGATCGGCGACCTCAAGACCGACCTCGTCCACAAACAGGACCGGAGATAGCAATGGACTTCATCGGAGCGGCGACGCCGCTTGACCCTGCCGATATCGCCGCCGAGGCGGCCCGGCTCGGCTGCCAGCCGGCCGCC